TCCTTCGGAAGTAACGAAAGAAATCTCGGAATTAACGATGCTCCCATCGTTTGCAACCAATTTTCCAGCATAACTAAAGTTCGATATTCCATTTGCAACTTCACCATTAGTTACAACATAAGAAACTGTTACATAGTTTCCTGGAAGAAGTTTTCTACCAAATAATCCATCACCAAAAAGCAATTCGTATCTTTCATCCTCAATTTCTTGAATCAAAAATATTTTTGATGTCGAATCGATATTTGCAATGCTGTCAATATGCTTAAAGACTTTAGAATCACTCGACAGAGCAGTATCTTTGACTATTACGGATATGGTTGATGTATCTATTCCAGAGTTGTCTAATATAAATCTTTGATAATTTGTGCTATCTACAGTAAAGTTTTGAGTAATTAACGTCCCTTCATAGATTATAATGTTTTCAAAAGATGCTATTCCATCTACAACGGGAACAGTAATGTCTTCGGGAATTGAAAATGAGTTACTCTCTCTACCAAAAGTAGTTAAAGTAGTGAAACAAATTCCCTTTTTAAGAGTCAAAGTCAGTGGTTTAACATTTAAACCAGAAAGATCTACGAAAAAAGAAACTTTTGCTCTCGATGAAGTCCTTGATCTGGGGACGTAACCAATATTTCTTGCAAGAGAAACGACATTTTCTCTAAGTGTAGCACCGTCAAGAAATAATTCATTGCTAACCATATTAGCATTATATGAATTGATGTATGTGTTATACGCCAACACATCAATCAATACAGATAAACTAGACCCCTCAAAGTCATAATCTGTAAAATTGGAATTCGTTCTTATATAATCTTTTATCGAAGTCTTGATGTCTTCGAAATCTAAATTTGTGAAATTAACTAATGCCATTATCGTGTTGGAGTGAGTGCAAATGATAACTGTTGAGTTGGCACATCAATTCCTATAATTTTATATTTTATTACTATATCGAATTGATTTTCATCGTAATTTGGTTCAACATCTAATGATACGAGAGACACTCTAGGCTCGTAATTATTAATTACATACTCAATTTCGTTTCTTATGAAAATTGAAGTGCTTCTGTCAAGATTTTCAAAGAGAAGTCTAGATACTTCGGATCCCAATTGACTATTAAAGAACCTTTCTCCTTTCTGAGTAAGAACTAAATTGCGAATAGAACGTGCTATTGCTCTTTCATTAGTGATTGTCAGAATATCACGAGTCAAAGGGTGACTCTGTAATGTTAAACTGACATCTTTGAAGGGTTTGCTAACACGTTCTAATGGCATTTATTGTATCATAGAGGTCAATTATAACTTATTTATTACATTTATTTTAACTTTTGGTGCCATAAACGGGTTCAGTTCCATACTCCCAGTCATCATAGTCCGCATCATTTCTAATTTTCTGGTGTAATTCATTTTGAATTGTCAAATTATGCTTTTTAACGGCATAATCATCGTTCATAATCTCTGAAATCATCTGTTTTGGTTGATTTTGTGGAGATTTATAGTCCGTCACCAGACTATTTGTTCCCCACATGTCCATCATATACTCTTTATTTCGATCTGATTGTTTTCCCATGACGGTTTTTCCGATTTTTAGAGTTAAATCAGAACTTTTTACGGGGTTCCTATCCCGAGTCGCACAAGGTCCGAATCGTTTCTAAGAATTTCTAAGAGATATTCCTCCTCCCAAAGGTCATAATACTCGGTTCTACTCAAAATCTCTCTAAATCTTCTAAGTTTTTCCTTTGGTTGGGCAAGAATTAGATTATATTTGCCATTATTTGTTTGAATTCCGTTGATATAAGTATCATAAGATGCTGCACAGTCCTGAAAATATTCCCACTTTTCATAAAGAGTATTGTAAATTTCCACCCAGTCTTGAATTTCTTCAAGTGTATGGTGCAAACCAACAACAAATATTATAACATCAAATCCCTCAATAGGGTCTAAATTTTCGATGTTACTTTCTATAATCTTATATTTTGATTTTGATGCAAAAGGACAGATAGCAAATCCTTTTAATTCTGGTCTAGCTTCAGAGACATGTTGAATCCAATTTAAAATATCCTTTTCAATTGGACTTAACATAAACTCAAACACTCTTATATTGTATCTATACAATAAAAAAGACATCCTTGCGGATGCCTTAAGAATTATTTACCTTGTCCCCTGTACTTCTTCTTTGCCTTATTACGAGAGGTAGCAGAGTATTTGGTTCCACCACCTTGACCTTGAAGAGTCTTTTTCTGTTTGGGTTCAATTACAATTTTATTCGTAAGTGACGGTCGTTTTGCCATTAAATTTCCTCCAGTTCAATTTCATTTACATCATACTCCTCGTTCTCATAATATTCTTGAGCGAGGTTTTCAAGAACATCAGCACATTCTTCATGTGTGAGGTTCTGATATATCTTACGTCCTCTGTATAAGATATTAAAGGTCATCAGATAACGCGGGTCTTCTCGTGTCCTACTCGAATACGGGGATCACACCAAATCTTAAATCCTTCTGCAATTGCATCGAGACAGAACGAAACGTCTTCTCCACACATATCCTGAACTGCACCAGATTCAAAGACTTGCATCTTAGGAGCAAACCAAGGATACTCAAGGTTTTCAAATACTCCCTTCTTAATCAGAACCCAACCAAATCCAGTGTAATCAACGGTGAATGGTTTCTTACGCTTGGAGATCGAATCAACAGTCTCGTGATTCATTACACCACCATTCTTACGGAAATCATCTTCCTCAAGCCAGTGTGCAACGGAGGTTGTGTGACCATCTTCGGTTGCATACCATCCAGCAACAACTTCTTTCTCTTCACCTTCTTCAGAGAGGGCAAGATCACAGAGTTGCCAGAACTTTTCGCTGTTGAATACAATGTCACTATCAATCCACAGTTGGTAATCATAATCCAACTTACCATCCCAAGGCACCTGTTTGGGTCCTCGGAGAACATTCGCACCCAACACCTTACAACGTGCAAAATTGACCATGGATGAATAATCTTGAGAAATTTGAATACTCATTCCGTTTTGCACAAGGTCAAAACACAGTTGCACAAATGCTTTCAGAAAGATAAACGAACACCCTCTGCCAGGAAGGCAGAAAACAATCGATTTTCCTTTCATTCTTTCTTTGATCGCACCGTAGTCCCAACTATCGGTTTCAGTGGGCTTCGGTGGGTTCGCTTTTACAGTAAATCCTTTTGCCATAGAGATAACATTACTTCCTTCAAATTCTATCTTTTATTTCGTCAATTGTCAATGAGAAGACTCTAAGTTTAGGTTCTTATTTGATGTGAGTTCTACGAATGTGAGGTCCTCTACACTATAGTCTGTCTTCATTAAACCTACCATATTCTTCAATGTATTCCAAGTGATCTCAAACTCTTCTTCCTTCAAAGAATGGAAAATGCAGCGTTCCTTGGCGTATATGTGGTAAATTTTTTCCATTATTAATTAATTGACAACCGCTTTATATATAAGCACTAAAATAAATCCGAGTGGTAATAACACTACCTTCGGATACCTTATTAACCATCCAGCAAGCACAACCTTCCAAAAGTTCCAGTAGGGGGTTTGATGGCGATTTTTTCTACGCGAAATTTTTTTATAATACACGGAATCAATCTTTGAATTTGGTTGAGGTCTTGTTGAATATTTTTCAGTCGCTTGGGGACCTTTGTAGGTTACATAGGACCCATTTTTTAATAAGGGGGGGGCGCACGGCGCCCGCCATAACGATAACGTTATATCGTATAACTGTCCTGCTGAAAGAACGAATGACGGGGAGGGGGACGGTCCTGAGACTGTCCCCCATAAGGATCAGCGGATCACCAGAGGGTGTACGTCGCTGGCGTGAGTCTCTGCCCACTGGGCGGCGAGCAGAGTAGCGGTGTGACCCACGGGATCGGTGATCCGATTGAACTTGCTGCCGTCGTTGCGATAGGCGACCCACAGGATCTGGCGATCGGTCAGGCGGGAGGCGGGGGAGAAGCGCATCGGTCTTTTGCGGTTTGCTCTGGAATTCTACAGGGTGTGTGGGGCACCCGTCAAGGTGCCCCGTAGAGATCAGTATCCCATCCAAGTCAGCAGTTCGCCAGCATCGATGCCGCCGATGCCCCAGCGGTCAGCGGTGCCATACTCCTCCAGAAAGGCATCCGTGATGCTGTGCAGGTCAGCAGCATAGAGGGCATCGTCATAAGTGATGCACCCGCAGTCGTCGGCGATGGTCAGCAGTTGCTCGGTGAAGGTCTCAGGCATGGTTCCCTTGCGGTTTGCTCTGGAATTCTACAGGGTCAGGGGGCAGGCGTCAACCTGCCCCGTGAGGATCAGATCCTCTCCAGATCGCCGTGCTGCAGAGCACGGTGGAGCAGGCGGCCCCAGGAGGTTGCCTCCCGTGCCTCGGGATCCTGCAGGAGGTCAGTCCAGCGAACAGCAGCGCCGTGATCCTCAAAGGCGAAGCGGTATTCGGTGCTGCTGCTGGTGTAGGTCACCAGCAGGTCGAAGGTGCCCTGCAGGTCACCTGGCACGATCGCCAGGTGGGAGATGGCGCTGCTGTTCACTGAGGCGGCGGCGATGGCGGTTGCGGTGGTCATCGGATCGGTTGCGGTTGCTTGCTAATGGTAGACGATGAAGGGGCAGGCGTCAACCTGCCCCCGTGGCGTTTAGAGGGTGTATTCGGGGCGGGTGCCGTTGATCTCATCTCCCAGGCGGGAGATGGGGCGCTGCCCCTTGTGATCGAGGTGGCACACAGGAGGGACTCCACCGATGCGGTTCTGTGCCCGCAGGATCAGCGCATCCTGTGCGGTCACCCGTGCCACGGGTGTGTGGGGAGCAACGCCAAACACGGTGGAGCACTGCGGGCGATCAACGGGTTGAAAGGCGGCGCTGGCGGGAGCATCGCGGTGGAGGGTGCAGGCGCTGATAAAGGTGGTGATCATCAGTCTGAGGATGGTGCGGGGTCCGTTTGCCCCGCTTGTGAGAATTGTAGTCTATGGGTGGGGCAGGCGTCAACCTGCCCCGTAGGGGTCACCAGAGCAGGTCAGCGATTGCTTCCAGGCGCTGCTGGCGGGATACCAGTTCCTTCAGGATGGCCCGCTCCTCCTTGGCGGTGGGGTTGCCTTCCCACAGCCACTCCTCCAGTTGGAAGGAGGTCAGGTCGTCGAAGGCGGTGGCGATGGTTCCGTCCAGCATGGGGTGGGGTGCGGTTTGCTCTGGAATTCTACAGGGTGGGTGGGGCACCCGTCAAGGTGCCCCGTAGGGGTCAGACCATGTTCTCTGCCAGTCCCCAGGTCACCACGATCAAGTCAGGGTTGAGGCGAGCGCAGATGTCCCATGCCTCTTGAGCGGTGGGTGCCATGTAACCCAGAGTTACCTGGCGGCGCTGGCGGGTGTTGAACCCGTTGAACAGGAAACTGTATTCCTGCTCCTCAGAGAACACATCCTCCCAGTCCTGCTCGGTGGGGATATATGCCTCGTCGATCTGCTGCTGCTCGGTGAAGGCGATCATCGGGTTTGCTCCGTTTGGGACTTGATAATGATACCACGGGAAGGGGACCCTTGCGGGTCCCCGTGAGGATCAGGCAGCGAGGCGGTGGTTCACGGTGTAGGATTGCCCGTTACCGTCTAGGCACTGCTGCAGAACCATGGCGTAATCCAAGAAGCGGGACTCCTCCTCTACCTTACGGGCGTGAGCGATGGCAGCATCGCGGTCAGTGAAGGTGCGGATGGTGTTGGCGTTCTCACCGCCCTGGTTGTATCCGCCGATCACGATGTAGATGTTCATGGTGCTAGTGGGGTTGTGGGGGGTCCGTTTGCCCCCCGATGACATCAGTATAGCAGGTCAGGGGCACCCGTGGATGCCCCTGGCAGAATCTTAATCTGCCGTTACAATCCAGCGGAACCGTTGCAGGGCGTCGATCGCATCCTCTGAGATCGCGGCATCGTCCCAGGCGACCCAAGAATCGCCGTCGTGCAGATCGACGCACACCAGGTCTGGCGCTGCCTTGCTCACCTGATCAACGGTGCTATAGAAGTCGATAAAGACCGCACCGCGCTCCGCATACAGTTCGGGTTCGGCGTCAAGTCGGGTGACCCAGGCGGTATCGGCGGTGAAGGTGGTGAGGTTCATGGGGTTGCTCCCTTGATTACTTGAGAATTCTACCATGCGGTGGGGACCCTTGCGGGTCCCCGTGGGGATCAGGCGCGGATCAGGCGGGCAAGGCGCTCACGCTTGCGGAGGGGCAGCAGGCGGGTGTATTCAACCCAGCGGGAACCGAGTTCGTGGCGTTTGATCAGTCCCTCTGCTGCCATACGCTTGAGGGTGATAGAGAGGGCGGTGCGTGCCTCATTGGGCATCCCCAGAGCGGCGTTAATGTCGGTAGGACGCATCCCGTCCTGATCGGCGCAACCGCTGCCATCATCCATCGGCAGGATCGAAAGGATCGCCCACTGATAGGTGGCACCGAAAGCGTCAGAGCGGGTGAAGGTGGTGGAGAACATGGTTCTTCGGGTTTGGTGGTGGGGGTCGGTTTCCCTCCCCCCGTTGATCGTATTGTAGAGCATCAGGGGGAGGATGCAACCCCCCTGATGGTAGGTTCAGCAACCGAACACCAGATCAGCGATGGCGTCGGTGATCTCAGTGCAGCGGCACCAGCGAACGGCATTGCCGCTTGCAGGCACCATCCAGACCATGCACTCCTCACCCCAGATCTTAGCGATCGCGTAGGCGTGATTCATATCGGTTGCCCACTCACAACCGTGAGGATCGAAGGAAGTCCAGGCGGTGGGTTGAACTGCGAAACCGTAGGTCATGAGGTTCAGGTGGCGAACTGAGATCAGTATAGAGTCAGGGGTGGGGGTCTGGTGTGACCCCCAGTGCCAGTGATCAGACTGTCCAGGAGATCTGATCAGGGGTGAAGCGGGAGAGTACCTGCTCCAGATAATCCATGGCAACAGGGCGGCGGGCAACGGGCAGACCCTTTTCCCATCCTGTGGCGACCCATCCTGTGGCGTAGCGGTCAAAAGTGACACGCTGCCCAGCGATCATGATCCAAGTGGCGGTGGTGAGGTTAGGCATGGTTCGGTTGATTGAACTGAGAGAATTCTACAGGGTCAGCGGGCGATCAGATCAGCGGCAGTGTGCAATACGTCTGCTGTCACACGGCGGGCAGGTTCCATCGGT